AAATACCAAGATACTTTCTCTTCATTAACTTTTCTATTCTTACATCTTCTACTACATTTAAAAACTGTGCAGGAACTTCAAGACCCATCTCCTCATCGGGAGTAAAGAGTGCATGTCCTACCTCATGTCCCACCAACATATCATACACTGTACTACTTGCCTTTTCCCATAGTGGTAAAAGCAACTCTCTTGTATGAACATTAAACTGTGCTGTAGGGACATCCTTATGTTCTACTACTAAATCCTCAGTGGCAAGCAGTTTAGCTAGTTGTGATTTAATTTCTTGTTGAACTGCCATGTAACTTTTCTTTTGATATACCTATCATACTAAAAAACCTCCCTTTTGGGGAGGTGAGTAGACGCTTTATCAACTGTCCACGCCTTTCCTTTGCTTGACGTAGTGCTTGGGGTTTAAGTTTCCTCTTGGGTGGCTTCCCTGAGTTGTGTTGCCAGTTTGGAACAGTCATGACCACATACCTTTTTGAACTTTATCTCCTATTTCTGGGAGAAATAATATAGCATTCTTTAGTTTATCAAAATCATACTGTAATCTATTTACTCTATTTTTCAAATCCCTTAATTCTTCCTTTTCTCTTTCATTCATGACGCCAACCTACTAAATCCTTTTATCTTCTCATATTTTAACACATTATCGAACCTATCGTCCATACCACCCTTATGTGATATCACAAACACATTAGCATCCTTCACAACAAACCTAATAATCTTAAGAAATTCTTCAGTTCCATATCCATCAAGGGAACTATCAAACACCTCATCCATGACTAGTAAATTTGTATTAACTGAGTTCTTATACCTTGCCACCTCTCTCCATGTAAAAAGTAGAGCAAGGTCTATCCTCATCTTCTCTCCTTCACTAAAGGAAGCATAGGAAAAATTATCATGGATAGGAGATTGAACAGTTTCATTAAACTCCTCATCCAATGTAAAATTAATATAGAAATCCATCATCTGCAGATACCTATTGACCTGCTGATTTATCAGTGGAAGATATTTTTTAATTATCTTAGATTTGACACCACCATCCTTAAGCAAGCTATATGAAAAATCATGATAGCTTATAGTGTCTTTCTGTGTAGATAATTTCTTATATGTCTCTTCTAAATTTTCTTTAAATGATTCTAACTTCTCATGCTCAGTATTTCTATTTGCAAGTTGTTCGGTAAGTCTTTGTATTTCCGATTCCAAATCCCTGATTTGTCGTTGACACCCAGAGATGCGAGTATTGTTTTTAGAAATGCCATGCGTTAGTGAAGTAATCTCCTTAGATAGTTTTGTAAAGTGATGCTCTCGCTCTTCCTCATTTTTAATTGCCTCCTCTAGTTCTTTATAACCAGATTGCAACTCCTTTATCTTATCTTGAGCATCACTAATATTATTTAACCGAAACTCTTCTTCAATGTCCTGCTTACAAGTAGGGCAAACAGTATTATCTTCAAAAAACTTCGTCTTCTTGGTAATGGTTGCTACCTTATTAGAAAGAGTTCCCTTTATAGTACCCATCTTTCTAAGTTTTTCTGTAGCACCTGTTACCTTCTCTTGTTCTTTTGTTAGGTCATGAACATTATTCTCAAGTTCTTCATTTATTTTAACATAATTATCTGATTCAGCAAAAAGAGTATTAATTTTCTTATTATTATCTTCTATTCTACCTTTACCTTGTTGCTCTAACTCATCTATAAACTCAGTCTGCATCTTAACTTTATCATTAAGAGACTCTTTCTTCAAATCTAAAGTTCTAACTTCTTCCTTTATTCCTCTAATCCTATCCTTAAGTAAATTATTCATAGATGAAAAAATCTTTATATCTAAAAGATCTTCTATCACTTCCCTTCTATTAGTAGCACTCAATTGCATAAAAGGAACAAAATTACTACTACCAAGAATAACAATCTGCGTAAAAGACTTGTAGTTCATTTTTACTACATTTTGCTCTAACCACTTCTGTTGATCATTAGCAGAAGAAAATTGATCCATACAAATACCATTCCTATGAATTTCAAATAGGTTTGGTTTAATTCCTCTTACAACTTTCCATTCAGTTTCTGCAATAGTAAACTCCACTTCAACTCTACAATCTTTTTCATTGACTGTATTAATAAGTTGACCCTTACTAATCTTTCTAAATGGTTTATTGAATAAACTAAATGTTAGAGCATCCAATATTGTACTCTTTCCAGCACCATTTGTCCCAACAATCAATGTTGTTGAGTCTTTATCTAAATTAATTTCTGTATATTGATTTCCTGTAGAAAGGAAATTCTTCCACCTAATAGCTTGAAATATTATCATTTTCTAATGGTGGAATAACAATGTCATTTTTAGTAATTACAGAATACCTGTAATCATGCAGTTCACATGTTTTAATCACAACTTTACCATCAACTTCAATTACGTGCATTTCTGGATAATCTTGATCCTCCAATAAAAGAGCATACCTAATAGCATCATCCTCATCTTCAAAGAGATAAAGAACTTGTTCTCCATCATCTCCAGTGACTGAATATGCACCTTCAGTCTCTTTACCTTCTACAGTTAGAATAAACATTAGACTAACTCACATGCTTCTTGATAGACTTCTTGTATCAATTTTTGAACTTTAGATCTATCAAGATCTATTTCTGATTCCTCAATATATCTATTAAGGATAGAAAGTGTATCTTCAGATTCAAATGCTTCAAATTCAGCAGATTCTTGTAAAGCAAAATTCTCTACAATTTTTAGTTCTGCTACATTTGCAGCATAAAGTTTGTCTATAAATTTTTCAAACTTTACTTGATCACTCTTCTTTTTAACAACAACTTTAACTATTTTGTTTTTAAGTTGTCTCGCGTCAAAAAGCTGGTGATCATGATCCTCGTAGTAAAGGACGTGAAAGATGCTATATGGGTTATCCACCGCAGTGAGTTCTTGAGTTTCTGTTTCAAAGAGATGGAACCCTCTTGTGTCGTTGCAGTCGTTCCAGTATATTTCATAAGGATTACCTAGATAAAAAATCTTTCCATTATCAGATCTTGTGTGATAATGTCCAGAAAATACTTTGTCAAATTTATTGAATATTGATGCATCAGTTCCATGCTCCATAATATAACCACGATGCACTCTAAACCCAATCAACTCAAGATGTCCCATGCATATAGGAGACCTTGACTTCTTAATCAAAGCATGACTCATTTCTTGATTCTCAGAATTAATCCAAGGCACAAGAGTAATATTACAATCACCCACCATTATAGATGATACTTCTGAATAAGTTTTTACATTATCATATTCTCTCAAAAGAAGATCTACTGCATTTACATCATTTGTATTCTTATAATATGCTGTATGATTACCTACAATAGTATGGACAGTAATGCCCATATCTCTTAATCTATCAAAATAATTATTCTTTGCCCATGTCAACG